TCGATGTTGACTTTATCGATCCCGGAAACGGACCAGACGGCAATATCGAACACCACACGGAATTCACTCTCCCTACCTGAGGATAAACATGTTTGTGAAACCCAAAAAAGGGCGGTCAGTTCATGACCCTGCCCGAGGCGATCTTTTGCCTGAAGAAGGGCGAAACGTTGATGAAAGCCAGTACTGGTACCGTCGGGAACTCGACGGAGATATCGAAATTGTTCAGCTATCGAAAGACGCTGAAACGGATAAAAAGGTGAGCGCTAAATGACAGTCTCTATGAACAACATTCCGTCTGATCTCCGGGTTCCGCTGTTCTATGCCGAAATGGACAATAGCGCAGCGAATACCTCTCAGACCAGCGCGCCATCGTTACTGATTGGTCATGCAAACGCAGGGGCAGCCATTGCCACGAATCAGCTGGTCTTCATGCCGTCGAAAGACTACGCCATCCAGCAGTGTGGTGCCGGCAGCCAGCTGGCACGTATGGTTGAAGCCTACCGGCTCACCGACCAGTTTGGTGAACTCTGGGTGATTGCTGTACCCGATACAGGAACAGCCGCCGCCTTTACCCTGACGGTAACAGGAGCTGCTACGGGGTCTGGCGTGGTCAGTCTGTACATCGGTCGCCGTCGCATTCAGGCTAATGTCACTACCGGCGATGATGTCTCGGCTATTGCATCAGCAATCGCTGCTGCCATCAATGCTGACGGACAGACAGCGTTTACCGCCTCTGCCAATAACGGTGTCGTAACGCTTACCGCCCGTCATAAAGGCACCTGGGCAAACGACATTCCGATCACGCTTAACTACTACGGTTTTAGCGGAGGGGAAGTGCTTCCTGCGGGGGTACTTATTTCCGTGGGCTCGGGAGTAACAGGTGCCGGCGCCCCTGTACTGACCGGGGCAATTGCCGCAATGGGTGATGAGCCGTTCGACTATATCGGGCATCCGTTCAACGATACCGCATCAATGAACGCCTTTACACTCGAGATGAACGATACCAGCGGTCGCTGGAGCTGGTTGCGCCAGATTTACGGCCACGTGTATACGGCAAAAATCGCCGCTGTAAGTGACCTGATCACAGTCGGCGATATGTTCAATGATCCGCATGTGACGCTTGCAGGTTATGAAAAAACAGTTCAGTCCTGTCCAGATGAACTGGCGGCAAGCCGAACTGCCCGCGCTGCGGTATTCCTGCGTATCGATCCTGCCCGCCCGACGCAAACGGGAGAGCTGACAGGGATGTTACCGCCTCCAACAGGCAAGCGTTTCATCCGTACTGAGCAGCAATCGTTACTGACTCACGGTATCGCTACTGCATATGCAGAAGGCGGTGTGCTTCGTATTCAGCGCGATATCACCACCTACAAAAAGAACGCTTACGGCGTGTCGGATAACAGCTATCTGGACAGCGAAACGCTGCATACCAGTGCGTACGTGCTCCGTCGCCTGAAGTCCGTTATTACCAGCAAGTATGGCCGTCATAAACTGGCGAATGATGGTACACGATTCGGCCCCGGCCAGGCGATTGTGACCCCTGCGGTCATTAAGGGTGAGTTGCTGGCAACGTATCGCCAGATGGAGCGTGAAGGGATCGTAGAAAACTATGACCTGTTTAAAGCGCACCTGATTGTTGAGCGCGATGCGAATGACCCGACCCGCATCAACGTACTTTATCCACCTGATTACGTTAACCAGTTGCGTGTCTTCGCGCTGCTTAATCAGTTCCGTCTTCAGTATCAAGAGGAGTCCGCGTAATGGCACGCATTGCAGGTACCTGTTATTTCAAAATTGACGGTCAGCAGTTATCGCTGACCGGCGGCATTGAGGTGCCAATGAACAAGACGGTCAATGACGACATCATTGGCATGGCCGGGGACGTAGACAGAAAGGAAACTCATCGCGCCCCTTACGTTAAGGGCACCTTTAAAGTGCCGAAAGACTTCCCGGTCAGCAAGGTGACGACATCAGACCAGATGACGATTACCGCCGAACTGGCGAACGGTCAGGTTTATGTTCTGTCATCCGCCTGGCTGCATGGTGAAGCCAACCACAACGCTGAAGAAGGTACAGCGGATCTTGAATTCCACGGTGAAGAGGGAGATTACCAGTAATGAAAGAACTTGAGCTGAGCAACCCAGTCAATGCACATGGTGAAACAATCAGCGTCCTGGAGATTAACGAGCCTACGGGGAAAGACGTTCGTGAGCTGGGTTACCCCTATCAGATGAACCAGGACGAGTCGATCAAACTTCAGGCGCACATTATTGCTAAATACATCGTCAGGCTGGCAAATGTCCCCCTGAGCACCGTTGATCAAATGTCTCCAGGGGACCTGAACTCAGCAGGCTGGCTTATTGCTGGTTTTTTCCTCCAGGGCTGACGGCGGAGTATCTCACAGACCGCTTTTTTGACTGCGCCAGCTACTGGCGCATTAACCCTTTTGAACTGCTGAATATGCCAGTCAGTGAGCTTCCGTTACTGGTCAGCCAGGCAAACAGAATAGAACAGGAGAAACGTCGCAATGGCTGAGTTTGAATTGAAAGCGCTGATCACCGGCGTGGATAAGCTTTCTCCTGCGCTTTCACGAATGCAGAAAAACATTCGTGGTTTTAAACGTCAGGCCGAAGAGGCATCGAAGGGCGGAATTGCTCTTGCTGGTGGCCTTGCAGCAGGGCTGACTGTTTCACTCAAGGCTTTCGCCGATCAGGAAAATGCGGCAACGGGTCTGAAAGTAGCGATGATGCAGGCCAATGGTGAGGTCGGTAACAGTTTCGAAAAAATCAATAAACTTGCCGTGGGGCTCGGTAATCAGCTGCCGGGTACCACGGCTGATTTTCAGAACATGATGCAAATGCTGGTTCGCCAGGGTATTCCGGCAGAAAACATTCTGGGCGGGGTGGGGAAAGCGACAGCGTACCTTGCCGTTCAGCTGAAAAAGACACCTGAAGCTGCGGCTGAATTTGCCGCGAAAATGCAGGACGCCACCGGCACCGCTTCAGATGACATGATGGGGTTATTCGACACCATCCAGAAGGCATTTTATCTGGGGGTGGATGATACCAACATGCTGTCTTTCTTCACCAAGACCAGTTCTGTTCTGAAGATGGTAAACAAAGATGGGCTAAAAGCGGCTCAGGGTCTTGCGCCTATAAGCGTGATGATGGATCAGATGGGCATGCAGGGTGAGTCAGCAGGTAATGCCCTTCGTAAAGTCATTCAGTCAGGCCTGGATGTTAAGAAAGTCAACAGCGTGAATAAAGTGCTTGAGCGTCAAAAACTCGGTGTGAGTCTTGATTTCACCGACGGTAAAGGAAGCTTTGGCGGTATTGATAAAATGTTCGCGCAACTGGCGAAGCTCAGGAAGTTAACTGATGTGAAACGAACCGGGGTGTTAAAGGCGCTGTTTGGTGACGACGCGGAGACGCTCCAGGTTGTTAATGCCCTAATCGACAAGGGTAAAGACGGATATGACCAGGTTCAGCAGAAAATGAACCAGCAGGCCAGCCTGAATAAACGTGTTGAAGCGCAGCTTGGAACGCTCGCTAACCTCTGGGAGGCGATGACCGGTACCGCAACTAATGGCCTGGCCGCCATCGGAAGTGCTTTCTCAGGTGATACAAAAAATCTGACGATCTGGCTTGGCAATTTGGGCGAAAAGTTCACTACCTTCGCCGACCAGAACCCGAGGGTGATTCGCAGCGTAGCAGGTCTTGTTGCCGGTCTTGCCACCCTTAAGCTGGGAATTATGGGCGTCGGGCAGGCTATAACGATTGCCAGCAGGCTGGCATCGATGACCCCGCTTGGCATGATCCTGACAGGAATTGCGCTGGCCGCAGGGCTAATTATCTCTAACTGGGACGCTGTTGGTCCTTATTTTAAAAAAATGTGGGAGACGATCGGTCCTTACTTCGAAATGGGATGGGAGCTGATTAAAACTGCATTCTCATGGACGCCCTTAGGGATGGTAATTAACAACTGGGGGCCGGTGGTGAAATGGTTCCAGGATATGTGGGAGAAGCTGAAGCCCATTATTGAATGGTTCTCTGATGGTGCAAGCGATACGGTCGCCGCCGCTAACGCTGCACAGTGGGGGGCGGGTGGTTATGGGGCTTATGGTACCGGGGTGGCCAGTTCAGGTTTTAACCCGTACCAGATTAAGCAAGGCGCGTCGTCTCAACCTCAGGGCACAGTGACAGTGCAATTTGAGAATGCACCACCTGGAATGAAGGTCACTAATAGTCGTAGCGAAGGTATTGATGTAAATCACGATGTTGGTTATACGAGGATCGGTAAAGTTGGCATGAGTGGTTAACTGAATGTATAGTGTATTCTCTATCATTTGCATAGCAAATCACTATACATATATTAAGGATAATCATGAATAACACTATTGTGGCGAGCGCAATCATTGGCGTGTCGATGATTTTTTCTGGCCTTATCATATCAGATAACATCTCCTTCAAAGATCAGCATGTAATCCCACTTGCTGGTGGCGCTGTAAAACTTGGTGATATATATAAGGAAGAGAAACTAATTAGCGCAAAACTCATTTTTAAACAGGGTGAGCAGGTGTTAGTTTCTCAAGGCAATCCCGATGACTTTAACAGTGAAGTTGATGATAAAATTGCTGAAATTCTCAAAGAACTAAATGCTGGGAAAGCGAAAAATGACGAACGCATTACACCTGAAACACTCAGTGTTCTTGATGATGCAAAATTGGAGTTAGTTTCAGCAGTGCGATACAACAGTGAGCATCAACCAATGTTTACTTTAACTCTTGAAAAGAAAGTTATTCCAATGGTTAAAGGTTCTTACATTAAGGACTTTTCTCTTAAGAATATTAAACAGTTCGTTGAAAGCCAGCAGCAAGCCTATAGTCAGTCTTTGTTTATAACAAAGTAATTACCGATATGTTTGAAAAAACCCGCCAACAAGCGGGTTTTTTATTATCTGGAGTTTATATGGCGTGGAAAGACAGACTTCTGGAAGCGTCCTTTCGGGGCGTTCCATTTAAGTTTGAAGGTGAAGGATCTGCGGTTGGACGTCGTGTAGAAACCCATGAATACCCAAACCGGGATAAGCCCTACACGGAAGACCTGGGCAAAGTTACTTTCCGCCCGAACATTACCGCTTATGTTGTGGGCGATGATTGCTGGGAACAGCGTGACAGACTTATTGATGCGCTGAACAAACCGGGGCCGGGGACTCTGATACACCCCACTTATGGGGAATTGAGCGTCTGCGTAGATGGTGAGATTAAAGTCAGCTCGACATCCGGCGAAGGGCGAATGGTACGTTTTGATCTCCAGTTCGTTGAAGCCGGTGAGCTCTCTTACCCGACATCCGGCGCTGCAACGGCTAATACGCTGGTATCTTCCTGTTCGGCGCTGGACGACTGTATCAGCGATAACTTCGGAAAATTTGGTATGGAAGGCATGCCTGACTTTGTGCAGAACGGCGTGGTTGAAGATGCGACGGGCATGCTTGGGTATGTTTCTGAAAAAATGGCGTTGGTAGATGCCGGAATATCTTCTGCAGCACGATTATTGCAGGGTGATATTTCCGTGTTACTCCCGCCTCCATCATCAGGTAAGGATTTCATTGAACAGTTGCAGTCAATGTGGCGTTCAGGAAACCGGCTGGCAGGAAATGCCAGCGATTTATACACCATGATCAAAAACTTCTCCGGTATTTCGCTGGGCAGCGATCTTTCTCCTCGTGGTGTCTGGAAGACGGACAGTAAAACGACGCAGAACCGAAAGGAACAGGGTAACTATGTTGCCAGTGCTATTCGCACAACAGCCATAAGTGAAGCGGTTTACACAGTCACGTCGCTTCCGGCATCAATACACCAGAGTAATGAGCAGAGCGGGCAGAGCGCTGGCTGGCCTTCGGTGACACACCCCGCGCTGAACAATGCTCCGGATGAAACGACATCTGTGGATGTTTCGACCTGGGACGAGCTCGTTGATATTCGCGACACCCTGAATACTGCCATTGATAAAGAAATGGCCAGAGCCACAGATGACCGTCTTTTTCTGGCGCTGCGTCGTGTGAAGTCTGACCTCAACAGTGACATCAAAAAACGTCTGTCGCAGACAGAAAAAACGGTTGAACGCACTCCGCCTGAGGTTTTGCCGGCGCTGGTACTGGCGGCAACCTGGTTTGATAACGCCGCACGGGAGTCTGACATTGTCAGGCGCAACGCTGTTACACATCCCGGCTTTGTGCCGGTTTCACCCATGAGGGTTCCGGTGCGATGAACGATGACGTAACGCTGAGAGTGAACGGACGCGAATGGGGGGGATGGACTTCTGTAAGAATTGGGGCTGGCATCGAACGGCTGGCGCGTGATTATAGCGTAGAGATTACCCGCGAGTGGCCTGGGGGTGATGGTGTGACATCACTGCAACTACGGGTGAAAAATGGTGATCGTGTAGAGGTTTTGATCGGTGACGATCTCGTAATAACTGGCTGGGTGGAGGCAACACCCGTTCGCTACGATGCACGCTCAATCAGTACCGGAATCAGTGGCCGCAGCATTACAGCAGACCTCATAGACTGTGCTGCCGATCCTACCCAATTTAACGGTCTTTCCCTGATACAGGTTGCCGCCTCGCTCGCAAAGCCATTTAACATTGATGTGGTGAACGCTGGAGCCCCTTCTTCTGTCATCCCCGGTGTGCAGCCCGATCACGGTGAAACGGTTATCGAAGTGCTCAATAAAATGCTGGGACAGCAGCAGGCGCTGGCCTATGACGATCCCAAAGGGCGTCTTGTTATTGGTGGCATAGGCTCTACGCGCGCCCATACCGCGCTGGTGCTGGGAAAAAACATTATTTCCTGTGATACCGAAAAGAGCATCCGGGAGCGCTTTTCCACGTATCAGGTCTCCGGCCAGCGAGCAGGTAACGATAATGACTTTGGTGCTGCGACCACTACTGCACTTCGGGCTAAAACCACCGATGCAGGCATAGGGCGTTATCGTCCGATGGCCGTTCAGCAGACGGGGCAGGCAACCGGCGCGAGCTGTATCGCCCGCGCAGAGTTTGAAGCCCGGCAGCGCGCAGCACGAACCGATGAAACAACCTACGTGGTCTGGGGCTGGAGGCAGGGAGACGGAACCCTGTGGCAGCCAAATCAGCGTGTCATGGTTTTCGACCCGGTTTGCGGCTTCAACAACAGCGAACTCCTCATCTCTGAAGTGACATTCACTAAAGATAACAACGGCACATTGACTGAGCTGCGTGTCGGTCCTCCTGATGCCTATCTTCCCGAACCGGAAGACAAGCAAACGAAGGGTATAAAAAAACGCAAAGCGAAAGAGGAGCCGTTCTGATGGGAGCTATACAAAGCCTTCAGCGTCAGGTTCTGAGCCTGATCGGGCGTGCGGTGGTGAAGAGTATCAACGCTGCCAGCAAATGCCAGACGGTCGATGTCGAATTACTGGCAGGCCAGGGAAAGGCAGGCATTGAACATCTTGAGCCCTATGGTTTTACATCCCGAGCTAAATCCGGCGCAGAGGCCGTTGTGCTCTTTCCGGATGGCGATCGATCCCATGCTGTAGTGGTGAGTATCTCCGATCGCCGGTACCGAATTAAAGGACTGAAAACCGGAGAGGTCGCTTTCTACGATGACCAGGGGCAGACAGTCACCCTCACACGAAACGGCATCGTTGTTGATGGCGGCGGAAAAGTCATCACCTTCAAAAATGCCCCTAAAGCCCGTTTTGAAATGGATATCGAATCGACAGGACAGATTAAGGACTTATGTGATTCTTCTGGTCTGACAATGGCCGCAATGCGCGTGACCTATAACGGGCACAAACATAAGGAGAACGGTAATACCACTGACACACCTGATACGGAAATGGAGGCGTAATGGAGCTCTGGTTAACAGTAAACGGAAAAGCCGTCAGTGCCAGCTCTCAGCTCGATCCGCTCACCCGCGCAGTGGTGATTTCTTTATTCACTCACCGGCGCGCCGATCCTGATGACAATGTTGATGTACCTATGGGGTGGTGGGGGGATACCTGGCCTGTTTTTGCGAACGATCGATATGGTTCAAAACTCTGGTTACTGCAGCGCAGCAAACTGACGAATGCACTCGTTAATACTGTTCGTAACTATCTGCGTGATGCTCTCCAGTGGATGCAGGAGGATGGCGTGGTGACGCGTATCGACATTGATATCCAGAGAACGGGTATTAACGAACTGGGAAACAAGATTGTTCTCTGGCGCCAGGATGGGCCTGTAACTATTTCCTTTAACGACCTGTGGAGAGTAATCACCAATGGCGGACAGTGAATTCCGGCGGCCAACGCTGGCCGAAAATATTAGCATGATCCGCACAGACCTTTTTGCCCGTCTCGACATCAATGATGAGCTTCGTCGTATGGATGAAGATGTCAGGGCTAAGGTTTATGCGGGGGCTCTGCATACGGTCTACGGCTATATCGATTACCTGGCAATGAATATGCTGCCTGACCTTTGCGACGAATCATGGCTTTACCGTCACGCAGCAATGAAACGCTGCCCTCGAAAAGATGCCGTGGCCGCGTCTGGTTTTATGCGCTGGGACGGCGTATCGAACGGGCTGAAGGTGAGCGCCGGGGCGGTAATTCAGCGTGATGACCTCGTGCAGTATACGGCGCAGGCAGATGCTACAAGTGCGGGCGGCGTTCTTCGCGTCCCCGTTCTTTGCAGTGTGACAGGCATGACCGGAAATATGGATGACGGGGAGACGCTTTCACTGGTTTCGCCTGTTAATGGACTCCCTTCCGGCGGCCTGGCAGATACTATAACCGGCGGCTTTGATATTGAAGATCTTGAGGTATGGCGCGCCCGAGTTCTTGAGCGTTACTACTGGACCCCGCAGGGGGGCGCTGACGGCGATTACATTGTCTGGGCAAAAGAAGTTCCAGGTGTAACCCGCGCATGGACCTACCGGCACTGGATGGGAACGGGAACGGTTGGCGTTTTGATAGCCAGCAGTGACCTGATTAACCCTATCTTGGATGATGCAACGGTTGCAGCAGCCCAGGCTCATATAGAACCTCTGGCACCGGTTGCGGGTTCAGACCTTTATGTGTTCAAGGGAACGCCAAAAACGGTCAACTACACAATCGACCTGAATCCTGACACGCCTGAAATACGCGCGGCCGTGGAGGCTGAACTCCGATCATTTCTGTTGCGGGACGGCTATCCGGAAGGAACCCTGGAGCTTTCCAGGACGAATGAGGCCATTTCTATTGCTGCGGGTGAGTACAGCCATAAACTTCTTTCGCCAACAGCAGATACGCCGATCGCGAAAAATGAACTTGCCGTTCTGGGGGTAATAACGTGGGCGTGAGCAATGATGATTATGTCCAGCTTCTGGGGGCGCTGCTGCCTCCTGGCCCCGCATGGTCTGTTGACGATGTGGCGATAAGTGGCGCTGCTCCGTCTTTACTCAGGGCGCATCAGCGTGGGGACGAGCTCATGCTGGAGATCGACCCACGAACGGCAACAGAGCTTATTGACCGATGGGAGCGGTGCTGTGGTCTGCCTGACGAATGTATTCCGTCCGGAACACAGACTTTGCGGCAGCGGCAGCAGCGCCTTGACGCCAAGGTCAACCTTGCTGGTGGTATTAATGAAGATTTCTATCTTCGCCAGCTGGCAGCACTGGGTAAGCCAGGAGCCACGATCACGCGTTATAACAATGGTCCATTTAAATGCACATCATCGTGTGTCGATGCGACCTACTCAACTGAATGGCGGTATTACTGGCAGGTCAATATGCCTGCTTCAACAGATGACACCTGGATGACCTGCACAGACAACTGTGAAACACCGGTTCGCTACTGGGGAGATACGGTTGCTGAATGCGTCATCAATAAACTCTGCCCGTCACATACCTACGTCATTTTTAAATATCCGTAACCGGAGACATTATGCATCGCATCGACACACCTACTGCGCAGAAAGATAAATTCGGCGCGGGAAAGAATGGCTTTACCCGTGGCAATCCACAGACAGGAACCCCGGCCACAGATCTTGATGACGATTATTTTGACATGCTGCAGGAAGAGC